ACCAAAGCTCTTTATTCATAATGAATACAATACTGCAATAGTTGAGAATATCCTAAAGCGTCAGCGGTCTGTTTTAAAACAAATCAAAAAGGAGGTTGAAACATTTAAGCGTAGCACGATAGACCCGCGCACATTTGTCATCTTGGATGATTGTTTATATGATAATACGTGGTCTAGAGACAAGATGATGCGCCTGTTATTTATGAATGGTCGTCATTGGAAAGTCATGTTAATAATTACTATGCAATATCCGTTGGGTATTCCGCCCGCCCTTCGTACAAATATTGATTATGTGTTTATTTTGCGTGAGCCATATATTGCAAATCGCAAACGTATATTTGAAAACTACGCGGGAATGTTTCCCACATTTGAATCGTTTTGTCAGGTAATGGACCAGTGCACAGAAAATTATGAGTGTTTGGTAATCAATAACAATGCAAAATCAAATAAATTACAAGAACAGGTTTTTTGGTACAAGGCAGACCCACACAATGATTTTAAATTGGGGTCAAAAGAGTTTTGGGAACTTTCAAAGGATATGCAATCGGATGACGAAGAGGAAAAGTATGACCCAGGAAATAGTAAGAAAAAGGGAGCGGGACCAAAAATAAGTGTGAAAAAAACAAAATGGTAAAGGAAAAGAATAGATTGAAATCACAATGTGCAATATATAATAAAAACACGTATATTTTTATTATATTTTACGGATTTTGTCCGATTTTAAATTTCAAAAGGTTTATAGCCAGTTTATATTTTCAAACCGCGCTAACCCGTCCTTTGCGCCTCCTTGAAAGTGTATTGATAACAACCGGATACGTTTGTTGTCTATCGTAGTTGCATAATATTTATTATTTACTTTGTGTATGGTTTTTACTTCACACCATCTGCTTATACTTGTATTCCATGCAACTTGATATGTTTTTGGACCTAGATGTCCGTATTGTTCATATACATTGTGGTCAAATGTGCATTCCTCACCATCTATGGTGATTATCTTAATCAAGTCTGTTATAGGGTCGCTGAATATATTATGTAGATAACACAAATAACCGATTGTCATATCAGATACGCCTATTCCGCCATTTTTATGATGATTTATTGTCGGCTCAATCAAATGGAATTTTGTTTTTGTTTTATAAATGTCGAAACACAACTCGATATATTTATTACAAAAATCCATGTTGATTACAGAGTTATGAATACATCCTCCTCCCATAGGAAAAGGATCACTTTCGTGTGTAAACGTTTGTATTGAATAACCAATCTTTATATCTGGACATTTGTGTAGTATTTCGCTTATGTTGTCTAATACTACGCAGTCGCTATCCACATAAAATACCCTTGTTAATTGTTTCAACATAATTAATTGTTTTAAATAAAACACGCGAAGAAAACAATTTAACTCGAATACATGGCCATTGCTACCATAATTTACAAAATGCTCTTTAAATTCTGATATTTCATTGCTATCTAGTTCATTTATATGCACATGTTCTACATTCTTAGTATCTTTAAAAGTGTCTTTATTCACATCATCTCCGATTAAGTACACCTTGTTTTTTTGCGAATTGATTCGCACACAACTTTGAAAATATTCTTGATTTCCACCAGTATGGTGTATTATTACAGGAACTTCTTCCATATTTTATATTTGCGAATATTTAATTTGCTTTTTATCGCAATTCAATCATAGATACATTTTACTGCGCTGCCCAGGATTTAGTGATATTTACAGCGTAGATTGCTTTTGCACCACGTAGAATTGATTCAATAAGATTTAGTGCAGGGTTATTGCTTAATTTACACCATTGAAGATTCAAATTAGTTAAAATCCTATATTTTAAGTAATTTAATTTATAAATATGGCAACGGATGATTTGCACGACGGCCTTGCTGACAACAAACTTGCAGAAAAGACCATTTTATTTTCAGTTGGTCATAGATGTACCTCTGCATCTCTCATTAAGGAAATGAGACATAAATTTGAAACATACCCATTTGATTGGGTTGTATCAAAATTGGATGTATTGGTTCACTGCATTGAGACAGATTTTGTAGAATATTTGCGCGTAGAGAATTATGTAGAGAAACAAAGCGAGACCTTTAATTTGTGCGACGATGTTAAGACTCATGTTTGTAATGAAAACATTGTTTATAATAAATATTATGAAAATGATTATATCTCTGACACTCCAGAAAATAAAATTGGAACGTATGGAATGAAACTCGCCATGTCCCATCATGATATCCGACAGGAAAAGGATTATCAATATTTTCAACGATGTATTGAACGATTCAAAAAGATACTTGCATTGCCTCAACAAAAGTTTTATTTGTATGTGCATCCTATTATGGGAATGGCTGAATATGAATTAAATGTGGGACACGGAGGTCTCCTTACATATTTTAATGCCTTCTCGGATTATTTAAAAACAAGAACCAATAACGCAGTTGGAATATTTTTTGTGGTAGTCAAGAATGAGGCGAAAAAGGGTATGGTAGATGTCTTGTTTGAAACCGAGGATATTATTGTGCAGACAATATTTACTAACCAAAACTTGATTGATGGTGGAGGTGTGTATAGTGGCGATTTTTACACAGAGCAATACAAGATGTTAACTACTATTGAGGCTATCATTGCAAAGAGAAAAGAAGCGTTCAAAAATAAAACTGGGAAATGGACGTCTAGTTCAAAAGAGTTGGAAATGGCATAGACCAGCATAATAGAATATAATATGTAAAAACACACATATTATATTTTGTATTGAATTTTATATCAAATTATTAGCTCAAAGTATTATCACGTTAATCCTTCTTCTTGGACGCAAATGGACCACTGAGCAACTGACTTTGTCCGTTGTCAGACTTGCCGACAATAATATTTTCGCCTTCAAACAACTCACTACGAATATCCGCAACTGAAATCTCGCTGCCCTTACCCGCAAGCGTCTTCTCTTGGGTATTCGCCAATCCGACACCAATGAGGTTTCCAGCATCATCAATCGTTTGAGTCAAAGTGTTGCCGCTCTTCTCTGCGTTTTTAATGTTGTCCTCAATGGCCTTCTTCTTCGTCTCCTTGACACGTTGCTCAAAAGCATTCTTGGCGTTCTCCTCGCTCTTGCTCTTTTCGCTCATCAACTTGTTCAATTCCTCCTCCATGTATTCCACGCGACCCGTCTTATAGGCCTCAGGCTCCCAAGGCATCCACAATCCTACGGGACCAACATATACATCGTGATGGGGGTCAATCTCGCGCAACATCTTGCATCTTAGCTCTGCTTCCTCAATAGAAGGATAAGAACCGCGGATTTTAATACCTCTTGTATGAGTCTGGAAATTATGCGCAATACTGAAAGACTTCTCCAAGTCCTCCTCATTCTTATCCACAAATGTCTTGTAATCATCCGCAAGGGTGGTAGCAGTAATAGTATCCTTCTCCTCTGTGATGAAATCTTGAAAATCCTTCATAACATCGTCAAATGTCAACTTATACTTGAATGACGCAAAATTTAAAAACTGCACAAACTTCTCCATGGATTTGTTCAAATCCCACTTCTTTAGGAATTCTTCAAAGAAGAAAAGTTCCTTTTGCTTAAGGATTTTTTCGGGCGAAACAAATGAAACGCACACAAATTTTTGACCTGCCAACGGCTTGTCCTCCTCTAGCAAGTCAATATATTTAGGGTTTGGCTTGCCATTAGGCTGTAGTTTTCTCTCGAATTTAGATTGACTCATTATATTGTATGTAAGATTCATAATTTTAAGTGATTTAATTATTATATATATTTATTTGTTTTTTTCTATCTATTTAGTATAATGAATCGCGTTTTCGACATTAACGAGTTGGTAAAGAGAATTATAAAATACCTTGTGGAAGGTTTAATGGTCGCGTTGGCTGCATATGCCATCCCCAAGAAGTCATTGAATTTAGAAGAGATTGGTATGATTGCGTTAACCGCTGCGGCCACTTTTAGCATCCTAGATACATATGTTCCTGTTATCGGTGTGACTGCTCGTTCTGGTGCTGGGTTCGGTATTGGTGCCAACTTGGTTGGTTTCCCTGGAGGCCTATAAATGTCTCTGACAAGCTGAAAAGACTTTTTAAATAAATAAATATAATACGTTATATTATATTTATAAGAACAAATGAAAACACGAAAGTATAAACAACGCGGTGGAAGTCAAGACCCATTTGATACACAAGACAAATATAGGCTAAGAATCGCTGGATTTACGAATGACCAAATTAAATTATTAAATCGTATAAAACAAAAATATGATTGCCCAGTCCTAGACCATGTAGATGGAATAGTAGGTATGATAGAAGATGACCTTACAGACCCAACTTCATTTACCATGTCGGTTAAAAATATGTACATGCCGGACGATGGACAAGATACAGATATTGAAACTGACGATGATGATGACGAAACCCAGCTTGGCGGTTCAAAAACCCCATATACCACAAGAGAGAAAAATACCCTGAGAGGTATTGGATTCACAGACGACCAAATTAGATATCTGAATAATATAAAAAAGGATTATGGCCTTGAAAGTTTAAATGTTGCTGGAATATTATATATATTGAATGAAAATAATAATGGTATGAGTCCAACCGCATATACAGCATCATATGATAAGAATAGATATCCAACTTATGGAGATACAGATGATGAGGACACTGACGGCGAAACAAACCAACTTGGTGGAAAGAAACAAAATCATCGTAAAAGAACCTCCAGATATTCAACTAAGAGAGAAACTAGACGACGACGCAAATCAATTAAGCGAATACAAACCGCGCGTAAAAAATACAGAAAAACACGCAAGTTTAAATAATACGATTTATTATCTATCATGATTATATGTCTAATCAATCTAATCATGATATAATTATTATTGGTGGTGGTATTTCAGGTCTTTATAGTGCATATAAAATTTTACAAATGGCGCCTGAAACTAAATTATTAGTTCTTGAACGTTATAAAAAACGCTGGCTCGGTGGCCGAACAGGAAATGAAATGTTTCAAGGAACCATGGTAGTGAATGGTGCAGGTATTGGGCGCAAAGAAAAAGATTACTTACTAATTAACTTATTAAGAGAATTGAAAATATCATATAATGAATTTCCAGTTACGCATAATTATGCATCTACTATTTCTCCACCATGTAATGTAAAAAAAGTAATTAATGTATTGAAACAACATTTTAAAGATGCAAAAAGTAAAGGACCAGTCAAGAAAACATTTAGGGAGTTTGCAATGCCTATTTTGGGTGTAGATTTGTATAATCATTTTACCATGTGTTCTGGATATACTGATTACGAAAATGAAGATGTATATGACACGTTGTATCATTA